ACCATCTGCATTTTTGAATGTTGCTTTTTTTGTAAAAAACCATTTCATCCAAGTATTATTATAAAACCTACTCATCAAATCACCCTTAATTTTCGGGGCGGTAATGCCGCTTTAACTTCGTCCGTTAATCCGTTACTGTCTAATTCAACATTGCCAGAACGAAAGGTAACAGATGCGCCACCTACTGATTGTTGTGTAACAAAGGTTTCACCTTTCAATTTGCTTTTCGTGATATTAGCATTGTTATAATACGCAATAGCAAGCAAGGCAATAAGCCTTGTATAATCCGCTTTAACCGTTTCAATATTTCGATAGTCATAATCTAACCACTGATAACGGGCGATAGCTCTCCATGCGTTATCAATGTGAATAAGCAAAACATCATCATAATAATCAATATTTTCACGGTCAAAAATGGTTTGAATAAATGCCAATTCATCGGCATAAATCGTTTCTAAATTCATTGTAAACCTCCTGAATTCAAGAAAAGGGAATGCAAACCGAAATTTACATTCCCTTGTAAATTATTTGTTTTTCTGATTCTGTTTCGCTGTCTTTGTAGATTTCGCCTTTGCGGTTTCTACTTTTTCAGCCTTTTCAGCTTTCTTAACTGTATTTTCACTTGTTACCATGATTAAACCTCCGGTGCAAGCGTTAAGCCGCCAAGGGTATAAATTTTGGTTACAGTAGGTTGACCGTCTGCACTTGCAACAACTTTGATTTTCTGATTCTTGTTTCTGATATATCCAATCCAGATACCATCATTATCAAGAGTAACAGCGCCGGAAGTACCGCCGATAATTTCAACGGTTACGGTATTATCCGTATCCTCCGCCAATTCAAAGTGAAGGGCTAAATAATGCCCCGATTGCAGTTCGGCATCTCCACTAAAACCAGTATAGCCGGTAACATATTTCAGAGTACCGGAAATGGCATCCTCTGTTCCGGAAATCGAATCATCGGTAATAGTAATGCCCGACTGTAAATCGGAAAGAGTCTTTCCTAAAAGGCTTACGGAAATGTCGGTATCAGCCGCAAGCCCCATTAAAAATTTGAGGTCTTAACAAGGATGCAATCAGGGTTAGTAACCTTGTGAGCATACACCTTTCTACCCTGAACAGCGGAAGCGCCGATATACTTGCCCGAACCGTTCAAATCCTGAACATGAACATCAACAGCCCATTCATTAACACGGGTTGCATAGTCAGGATGTCCGGCGACAAATTCAACGCCATCACCGAGATTAGCGGACTCAAAAACAAGGAATCCGGCAATCTGTCCAACAGCGCCGGTCTGCACAACAGCATCACCAAGAGCAGAAGCCTTGATAAATTCCGCGCACTTTAACACAAGCGCATAAACATCAGGGGAAACAAGCAGATAACGTCTGCCATCATTAGGCACACCAGCCTTTGAAAGAGTAGTACGAGCATCAACAATCTTTCCGTAAACGGTAGATGTAGTAAGCGCGGTAGTATCTTCAAGGGTTGTACCATTCGCCACAAGTTCAGCAGCACCATCAAGGTCAAGGCGTTTCGCCATAGCATAACCAGCTTCATCGAGACGGTCAGCAACTAAACCATCCGAAACAGCGGCAGCATTAAAACCATCAATGATTTCATTAATCGCCTTATCCTTATTGATAGTAACAGTAATCCATTCGGAAGCGCCTTCGGTAATAGAAGCGCCATTAGTTTTATCGTAATCGGCAACAGTAGCAGCGCCGGACTTGCGCACCTTAACAGCGCCAGCCTTCGCATCGCCCTCATAGCGATTATTAAAAATAACGCCGTCCTTCAGCGCAAGAGAAGCACGGGTTTTTGTATCAACAAGATTTGAATATCTCTCACTTAAAGAAATAGCCATAGTATAATATCTCCTTTACAAATTTTAATTTATAGTTTAATTTTCGCTGATTAGTCAGCAATTTTAATATTTGGGTTCAGTTTCGCAAATGCAGCGGTCACACCGTCCATTGTTTCAACTTCGCCATCAGGCGGAACATAACTATTACCCTTTAATTTTTCTTTTACGGCAACGCCCAAAGCATCGGTAAACGCTTTTTCAAATTTACCCATATTGTCAGTAGTAGTCTTTTCATCCGCTCCGATAAAGAAGCTAACCAAATCAACCGGTAAATGCTTTTCATTGGCAATCGTCAAAGCCTTGTTTGTAAGGTCTTTTCTCAATGACTCCGCCTTCATCTTTTCAAGTTCCGCTTTCACGGCTGCAAGCTCTGTATCTTTCGGGTCTGCATCCGGGTAAAGCTCTTTAACCTTTGCATTTACTAATCCTTCAAGATTATTTGTTTTCCACGTTTCAAGCCCCTTTGAAAAATAACTATCTAATTGAGGCTGTAAAAGTTTCTTGCCATCGTCAGTACCTAAATACTTTGTTACTCTGTCCGCGTTCACATGACCGCTAACATAGTTATCAAATTCAGGTGTATTTTCAAACTGCTTTAACGCTTCGATAATTTCATTAAATTCCATTTTAATAAATCCTTTCCGTCCTTTGCGTATGTAGGAACCATCCACAAAGTACAATCAAAAATTTTAGATATATGTAAAACGCCCTACGGCAAAAGCCATAGAGCGGGAATACATTATTATTTGTTTTTCGCCCATTCAGAATATGTCATATAATCAATATTCTTTTTCTTTTCATTGTCTGCCCTTGTTTTAGGCTTCCAGCCATCCACAACAGGAACAAGCGCACATCTGCAATTCGGATGATATGGGAGGCGGGGCGCTTTATCTAAATCAAAGTATTTGCCATCCATACCGGCGCAATCTTCACAAGTGTTTTCTTCGAGCGTTGCGCTCCACATTACCTTCCGCACAACGCCGGAATTGCGGTAAACTTCTAATTGTGCATCATTTACTACTTTTGCAAGTTCAGTATTAACAAGTCTTTTTGATTGATATGCGGTTACGCCGTAATCGTTTTTAATCTTCCTTGCAATTTCGCCCGGTCTTTTACCGGTTCTGATACATTCCAAAACATCATTATAAATTCGGTTTGCTAAATCGTTTGTGTTTTCCCAAATTCGGCTTGAAAATGTTTTGCCGTTAATCGGGGCATTTATAGCCCGCTGCACAAACTCATCACGCAATATATCCCATTTTGCAACAATGCCGACTTTGCCGATTGTTTTCGCCGTTTCCGTTACTGCTTCTTTATAGGCATCTCCTAAAAGGTCATCAAGAAATGATTTTTCTGTTTCTGTCATGCCATCAAGATTATGTTTAATATCCTCTTTCAGTTCTAAAACCAAAGAGGGGGACATAACAATAAAACCGCTTTCATCCTGATTTTTCAGAATAACAGCGGCGATTTCTTCAATTAAATCATCTTGACTTGATTTATACTTTTTCAGCAACGTTTTAATTTTCTTTTTCGCGGATTCGTCTATATCATACTTAATTTTGATAAACTCATTCATTCGGCATCATCCCCATATTCATCTATTTTGTCCAGCTCTATTTTTTGATTCGTTTTCTTTTCGTCTTTAATCTTTTGAATTTCCTGCGCTGGATTTTCAATGAATGGGATTCTTGATAATGCTGTTTCAAGACTGATGTTTTCGCCAATGCCAAGCTGCACAAGCCCTTGAATAATGCTGATTTCATCTTGCGGAATACACGGTGTAGAATTGATTTTAATATCATTTATCGGGTATGCCGTACCTTGAATAGCCAAATATTCAAATAGCCTTTCAACACGTTCATAAACGCAATTAAGCACGATAGACAACATAAGATTGCATCTTTGTTCCAGAAAAACGAGGCGATTTCTTAACGCTGTACCGCTTGTATTAGATTGCAGTTTTTCATTACCATCAATATGGTTTGTGCTTTCATACATAGCGTTTCTTAACCGGCTTAAATTGTTTTCAATATATGTATCGGGCATATCCTTAACAAGCCATTTTGCACCGGCATTAGAAGTAGATGGAAGATTTAATAAACCTCTTGTATTTAATAATTTTTCCGTTTCTTCATCTACCTTTACACCGCTGATAACCAAATAAGCGCGGCGATAATCGGAAATTGTGTTTACCTGGTCTGAAATGATTTCATTATAGGCATCCTGCAATTCTTTGATTTTGAAATAAATAGTATCTTCTATATTTTCCAATTTGCAGATAGAAACGGGAACGCCATTAAAAGGATGCTTTCTTTCTTCAATCTTTCGATTGTTCTTATATACAAGGATTCGCCCATCTGGATAATAAATATCTCTGTATTCGTCATCCTCAAATTTCTTTTTATAGAAGTGAATAAAGCGAATCGGCACACCATCAGAATTGCAATAAGCAATAGAATTTTCGGGGTTTAAGATTCTTTCAGAGAATCGCCCTTTATCATCTATATAATGCAGAGCATAGGCACAACCATAGATTTCAAGCGTGCGCATAAGCTCTTGATTATGGTTTTCTTTCCAATGGAAAGTGTTATTATAAATAGCATCAATAACCGTTTTATCACCGTTTAAGGAAACATATGAAATCGGATTGCCGAGGCTATATTGTACTTCCTCATTGACAAACTTATTTACAAAGTTATCAATAACAACTTGATTTGCCCTATTCGGAAATTTGGAATAGGAATAATTAATATCATGGTCGCCCTTATAATAGCGATTCATAGAATGATACAAAGTTTTATTATTATTAAATTCCGCAATCATGCGGTCAATTAACTGTGTTTCTGTCATCTGTTTTTCTCACCTTCTTTACAATCCGTATTTGCTCCAATCCAATACCCGCAACATTGGAATAGGTGTATTATTTTCTGATATATTTTCAACGGCATCAGCCAAAGCATCTATCATATCATCATGTTCAGTATAGGCAGTTCCGGCAAATTCTTTTATTTGCTCTATTGCCTCTGTATCTTCTTCATTAAATATAATTCGTCCCATGTTTATATCAGGAATGATAGCGCCAATTCGATTATCTTTGTTTTTTGTCCTTGATTTATTGATTATGTTTAGCGGTCTATTCTGCAATTCCGGATGTACGGAAATTCTTTCACGCAATTTAACAACATCCGCACCCATATATACCTGTTTTTCAATACTCAATGTGTTTATATCCGGGTATTTCAGCAAAAGCGAAATAATCAAATCTATATATTCATTAAATTCAATTTTATCAATAATACATTTGCGGGCATATTTGATATGATTTGATGTATCTGATAATACGCAAAATGCGGAATAGTCGCTTTTTGACTTGTTCACGGCTGCGGGGTCAACGGAAAGAATAGTGTTTGTAAATTCCATCTGTTCAATATCCAGAGAGGGAATACAAGATAATGCAGTAATCCGCTTTTCGCCCAAACTTTTAATATCGCATTGCCGCTCTTTTTTGAATGATATGGAATCCTCAAAGTATTCTAACGCCAACTTAAAGCAATCATAATTTTCCCATATTACCGGAAAATCGCATTCTTCTTTATGCTCCATGTAATAAGTTTCAGCATCAAATAAAGCATTATCATTTGTGTGTTTACTGCGCAAAATCTTCTTTATTTTTTGCCAATGCTCATTATGATTAAAGTAATAATCCACATCATCAACCAGCATACATTTTTCACAGCGCACTTTCCATGATGTAGAATCAACAAAACTATCATATAAATCACCTTTCCGCTGGATAGTACCCAAGGCGATAACATGATTATTCTTGTTTTGCAGCGCCTTTAATATGCCGTTGTTTATTCGGCTTACAAGGTCAGCACAAGCCTTTTCCGTTGTGATTTGCTTTTCATCCTGCGCATCGTCAAGAATAAGTAAGCCAACACGGAAAGAACCATAGTTAATACCTCTTACGGATGATGTAGAAGAAACGCATTGAATTTTAGAACGTTGCGGGACTATATCAAGCTCTATTTCGCTTGCATTGTATTTCAGATTTTTATTGATAACTTCACCGAAACAACTTTTAATATATCGGTTATCTTCAATCTGAATTTTCATAGTATTTATAAAGTTCTGCGCTTGCGCCTCTGTTGCGCTATCCACAACCACAAAGGGATGAATACAATATAAAGCAGCCCATAAAGCAACGGGAATTGTTATTGTTGTGCTTTTGCCGAATGCACGAGGAAACACATAACAATTTCTTGTGTTGTTTCTATGTAGCATGGTTTCTTGTAATTCATTCCAAATGCTGTAATGGGTTTCTGATAGCGGTACATTATCGCCGGAATAGTCAAATAGTAAATCATGCAGAAAGATTTCACAGAAATAAGGGAAACATTCTTTACCTAATGCCCACGCTAAACCATGATAATCAAAGATATGTGATTGACTTTCCGCAAACATTGATAATCCTTTATCTTTGCCGTACAGGGCAATAAGGTATTGCAAGGTTATATCTTTTGCGTTTGTATCGTTTAGATTGTTCATTTTGCCTCCTGTCTGTGATTTTTGGTATGCGTTTGTCTGGAAACGCCCTCCAGTCATCCCGGCAGCTTTCCAAATTAGAAGGCTACCCCCTCATATCCGGAAACATCCAAACAACGCAAGATAGAAAACCAAAGCAGAACCACAAGCCAAAGACAAAATATAACTTGCAATTCTTTTTTGTTTTCTCTGTATGTCCAGCCATGCAAGCCATAACGCAAGTAAAGCAAACATAGCAATTATTTAATTATTTTTTTATTTTCTTTTTCAATTTCTTTTTGTTTTTCAAAACTCAAAGCCACATATACCATCAACAAAAAATTGACTTTAAGCCATATACAACCAAAGAACAATAATATATAGGCATAGCCAATATAGCCATATCCAGGGGCTATTTTAAGAGCCTTTACGCCCGCTATTTTTAAGGGTATATAATTATTTGCTTTAACTGTAAAACAGCAAATTAAAAGCAATTTCAAGCCCACAAGCACCAATACAGATAGCCCATATATACCCGCTTAAAATGGGGTATATAAAAGCCGTGTTAAAATGCCGGTATCAGCATTAAAACACGGTCAAAAATCATTTTATTTTCATATACGGGGGCTTTTTCATATGCCCTTTATCCGCAAAGCCTTATAAATAGGGGCTTTTTTCGCTGTATGTTCTACATTGTAGCCAATAATAAAACATTTATTTTATTGACATTTTAGAGCCGCAAAGCCCCCTAAATTGAGGGTAATTCTATAAACATCCAAAAAACAGAATTACAATAGGGGGTTAAAAATGCCGCCTTTATGCCCTTGATTATCCGACATTGCCATATTTAACATTTATAGGCGTGGTATTATCTTCAATTCTTTCAAGAGCTTCTTTAATGTCATAATCCTCCGCATCTTCCCGCTTATCTTCAATTTCCATCTTTGTTTTAGGTTTGCCGATAGAGCGGTTTAACCAATCTTGCAGAACGGCGCATTTTGTTCTTGTATCGCCGCTATCAGTTAAAGCCCATAATTTTTTAGCAGCTATTAATGACTTGCTATTTATATAATTGAGGGTTTGTCTTTTATTTTCGTCTGTGAGTTCTTGCACCTCTGCCAAAAACCTATCATCCCTTAACCATCTGTAAATCGTCTGTCTGCTAATCCCCAATTCACGACATATAGCGGACTTGTCTTTTTCCCCACTTATCAGCATTTCAATACATCTATATTGCTGTTCTGTAAGGCAATAACCTTCATCAGGTTTAACACTTTGACAGTCCTTTTTTAAGCCAATATCCAAAGTTACACCATCCTTTCACAATTAATTTTATATTACACTTATTTACACGCTATTTTGTGCTAATAACCATCTTTCAAATGGTTTTCTTTTAATCTTTATCCAATCTCCCACGAAAAGCACCCAATCAATGCTTTTATCAGCATCAATGATTTTCCGTAATAGGTTTTCACCCAAATTTGAATATTTCGCCGCCTCTGATATACTCATTGCGATTTTCTCATGCGGCTTTAACACTCTATTTCTGTTATCCGCCATAATTCACCTTTTCTTATTTATCAGGCAAATCAAAACAAGCGTAAAACAGATAATAGCAGTAATATATACACCTTGCATTGTATTAGCCTCCGTTTTTCCTTAATTATAGGTATTGCCGTACCCGCAAAAAATACAAGTACGGCAATCCAGGCAAGTGAAAGAAATAATTGATTAAACAATCAAAAATACATACTATCTTTATTTCCGGTATGTACGGAATAATATTAAATCCGGTTTTGACTTGACCGGAAACAAGTTTTTTGCTTAATTGTAATCAAGCACTTTCTATATCCGCTTTTACTGCGACATAGAAGTTCTTACAAGAAAAAGAGAGAGATAAAGAATAGAATATATAAAAACATCTTTCGATGCTTTTACCAAATGGAAAATACACTATACTATACTTTAATACAATTCTTAATTGTAATACATTTTAGTATAGTATAGATGATAAATCAAGAATAGTATTGATTTTAATACTCATGTTAGACTATTCTTAATTACAATACTATTCCTATTTCAATACGATTCTTATATATTATATATATTATATAATTGAAATAGTAATAGTACGATAAACCTATTTTTTTCTATCCGCTGGATTATCTCTTTTCAATCCGCAAAATAGGCTTATCGACAATCACATAATACACAAATTCATTCAATTTGAATTGTCTTTAATGATGGGCGCGGAAAAAATCATTCTGCGCCGAACATATCTTTATATACCTCTGATTGATAATCAGCCGGTACAGGAATACCCCAATAAACAGCCGCAACATCATCAATATTCGTTAAAGCTCCGATATAGTTTTTCAAACTATTAAAATATGTCGTATGTCTTGCAATCGTCATTTGCATTTCATGAACGATTGCGGCGATTTCATCAGCCGAAAAATAAACGCATAATTCATTATCCGCATGATAGGGGTATTTATCGGTTTCCGCTCCGCTGGAGGCTAAATTCGCCAAAGTGATTAAATTGATTTGGTCTTGTGTTGTAAGCGCAAAATGCCTTGTAACACCTTCGGCAAGTTCAATATCAAAACCGTTTGTAATTGCATTGCTGCAAGCGTTTTTCATCTGCTTAATCTTTCTATCAATCACAAAATCAAGTGTTGATTCTTCTATCAAATCATGATATTCCGTTTCGGTGTAAATATCCTCATCCGGGGCGGGAATTTCGTATTCTTCGACTTCATAAAGGGTATCATATTCTTCCTTTGTGATTTCGATTATATCAGCGGTTTCATATGTACCGCGCTTATCGCTGTTTTCCGGCGACATCCATTCAGCATGATATAATCCATCTTTGCAAATAATGTATTGCGCATCCTGAATGTCGCATGACAGCATGATTCTATGTTTAGTTTGGTATCGGAGTAAAGCATTTGAATTTGCTACACCGATAAATGTATTATTTTTAATAATTTTATAATATGTCAATGCTTTTCCTCCTGTCTATATATATTATTTAAGAATGAAATCTGCAAAAGCATCTAATGTATCGCAAAATTCACATAAATTATCATTACGATTTGAAACAAAATAGTATTCCATTGCGTTAAATGCTTTCAATCCCTGGGAAGTAAAAATAGCACTTTTATAGGCATTTGCTTTTTTACCGCATTCAATGAAAAACCTGCACAAACAAAGGAAAGTTCTAATAAATGGGCATCTTTCCCCATATAAACTATATAAATATTTGTTAAGTCCGTTTTCTTCAAAAATCATTCTTGCGCTATGTGTAGGCGCATAAATATCTGTAATCATTCTTGCAAATGAGGTATAATTATCTCCAAAAACGAATTCAAAGCAACTTTTTTCATCGTATGTATCAAGTTTAATGTTTGGATTATATTTCGCAAATGCGGCGGTTACACCGTCAATAGTTTTCTTTTCTGTTGCTCTTTTTACGCATTCATTAATAGGATTCTTTTCACATTCGCATTTCTTACAAGCACCGGAATCCATAATCTTTTTCATCATCAAATCATATACCGCATTTGCGCCGTATGTAGCAGCATCCACCATATCACTATATCCGAAATGGCATCCGGTATGATAATCGCCATGCGTTTTACCGCTCTTGTAATTCTCACTTAAAACATCTTTTACATACTTTACAAAATCGGTTGCAAAAGTCTTAATTTCATCATCTGTTAAAATAAAATCTCTTACTTTCAATTTACTATCCTCTTTATTGATTGTTAATTTAATTCCGCTGTTTTCATTCTTTGATTCAGCGGAATAATCGTTTAATACATCAAGCGCCGATTGATAACAGGCGGTCAATGTCTTTTTAATCTGCATTTCGTCAATGCTGTTTTCGGTGCAAAATCCGCGCTTGATACCATCATCAATGAAAATTGCAATGCTGAAGGTATCAGGGTATTTTTCCGCCATAGCGACATTTAGCATCTTTTTTGCTTCATCAAAATTCTTTGCCATCATAAACATTTTCAAAATCTCCTTTGTAATAGCCTTTATTTTTTATTCTAAAAAATGGCAACTATCATATAGTTTGTTTGCTGCACCACCGAATTAACCAAACAAGGACAACAAACAAAAATACAATAGTTACCATTAGTAACTTGTTCATTTAACGCCCGAACAAAATCAAAGTGGCTTGCTCTTTCTTATGCCCCAACGGGACAAATCACAAAATCCGCCGTTACCGGAATTGCACCGATTAACCTATCACGGCGATATAAGCACGGCAGAATATGAAAGAGCCGTGCAATTTGGAGGTTTGGGAAATATGCCAATTCCCAATATATATAAATAAATCACGCTTTTCAGCGGGATTAACAAAAGAATATTGTATTAATCTTGAAACGAGGTAAGCATACTATTATATTGCGGTATGCCAGCGCAAAAGACTAATACAAAAGATGTATTATATATAAACGGCAAAAGCCGAATATATCAAAAAATGGATAGGCGGTTTTTTATACTTGACCGCCAAACAAGCGAGGAAACATATTATCATGATTCAGCTCGAAAAAAATCATGAAATGTGCGGTTTAATGAGTCGCCCTCATTTTATTATCTTTTAGTAAAAGAAGGTTTGGTAAAGTACTACTCTACCATATACGAAATCAAAAAACCGCATTTCTAACCCTCAATGTAGGAGGGTTTACACCCTCTTTTCTATTGACGAAAAATCCGCTTGTTTCCTTTTCTGAAGGCGTTTTTGCTCACGCCGATAAACGGTATAACAATCATTGCATCTTGTTTTCTGGTTAGCTCTTGCATCCACATAAAAAACTTTACCACAATCAACGCATACTTTCTGAACCAATACAGGCGGTTTCATCTTGTTTCTTTCCTCAATGCAATCCGGGCAATATTTAATAGCCGGATTCAGCATATAATCATTATTCTTGATAACCTGCTTATAATACTTTCCGCAATCGTGACATTTACCGATTTTACATTTCTTTTCTCTTAATACATCCCTTCGGAAATACAAGCCTAATTCCCGGAAATCAGAAACAAATAAAGCATTAGCGGAATCATCATCAAGGAACGCAACACGAATATTTACTTTATCCGTCTTTTTCGGAATCTCAATCAATCCCATATCGAGCATATCAGCGATGCGCAAATCTCTACTTGTTCGCCCTCCGGTTACGCTTGCCGCCTCAAAAATCGTTTTAGTGTCAAGATTCAACCAGCCATTATTTTTAGCGTTTCGGGCATTGTTCATTTTCGCAATGCAAGCCATAGTAAAGGCAAGGCGGGCAATCGTTTTACTTTCAATTCCCTTGATGGTTTCAAGCTCTTTTTCGGTCAACCATACGCCTTCAATTTCAAGTAATGGTTTACCGCCTGTATGCCGTGCTATCTTTTCACAAGTCAATTCCCAATTTCTTTTATTAAGCAGATACGGCGGATAACTCTTTTCGATGAATTCCAAAAGCAAGGATGTAATCTTTATTTTGCGGAATCCGCAAAATTGATAATAGTATTGTGCTATAAGCTCTAATGTACGTCTGATATTATCTTTTTCAAATGTGTTGTGCTGAAGGCAAATCTGCACGAATTCTTTTTCATTCAATATAAAATTCATTCTATTCTCATCCTTTCCATTTTATAAACGTTTCCTAAATAGGTAAAATCACCGCTATCATTTGTTAATGCGGGGTAGGTAATAATATTATCGTGCTTTTTCAATAAGTTTTTAATAATCGTATGTCCGGCAATATCCCACGCAAAAGATTTACTATTTTCATGGGTATAACATAAATCAATAACAATATCAGAAAGCATATCAACATCCGGACAAATGCAAGAGCAGCGCATTATAAAATAATCTTTCAATTCCTGTTTTTGAATATCAACATCATCTTTATCAAGGGCGGTTTGCCTTGCTTCGGTCATAAAATCAGTAATGCGCCGCTTGTACTCTTGATATACTTCTTTTATCTGGTTAAACATATTAGCCGAATAGCCCACGCCGGATTTTAAGATTTTATAATCAAAACTTGTTTTATCGGAAATCTTCATTCCGTCAAATTCGCTTTCAATCATTCGGCATATTCTATTGACCGTGCAATCATCCATTGTAACCGGCATATGCTTTTCATAATAGTACAAGAATTCTTTTATATCGTCTGAAGGATTAGTAATAGCTTTAATAGCGGGAATATCACGCCTGAAAAGCATTCTTGACTTGCTATTACAATCCCTGATATAGTTATTGTATTCTTTCCGCAAATCAGGATAACGATAGATTAAAAAGTATGGCTTTCTGTCCGCTGTAATGGGCTTGTATTCGTCTTTTACGCCATCGGAATAGTGATACCAATATTCGGGCATGGGCAGCGAAATAACGCCTTTAATGCGGTCTATGCTGCATTGTTGGTAATGCTGGGTACACATTATCCGATAGGTTAAAATATTGTATTCCTCTGAATCGGCGGCATATCTGGAACGTAAATCAAACATTGCCGTTGCTCTGTTGGTTATCGCTCCAATATCATCATTAAAGGCTATCTTGTTTGATTCTATTAAATCCGCCTCTTGTACTATCTTCTTTTCCGCTTTCTTTTGGATGCAAAAGATAGTTTTCGCATTTTCCGTATTCGCAAGCAATACCGGATTGTTTGTTATTAAGTTTGTATCTCCGTCTTTGTCCTGCCCATTCATGGCATCACAAGCAGAATCCCACGCATTATAAAGTAAAGCCGTTGTAATATACTGATACCAATGCGCCGCCTCATCGGTATTGTTTAACTGCATTTTGCGGATATTATTAAAGCAAGTCATAGGCGCACGGAAACAAACTAATTCTTTTGCGCCTTTGTCATTCCAATACTTTTGGTAGATTTCGCCCGCCTTTAATAGTCCGGTAATCGGTAAATTAAAAATGCTCTGCGCTAATGCGTATGGGTCGCCCGAAATCATCAAATAGTTTCCGTTTACTGTGATTGTGCCTTTCTTCGCATCATCAATCCTCTTTTTAATGTTATTGTGGATTGTCCTTTTAATATACGGGTCTTTTATCATTTCCGGCGCAATCATCAGAGCCAGCAAATAATCATCAACTTTTAATACATTCTTTGCCGATAATCCAGCACCGGCAAGATAAACAATGCCTTTCCGATAGTCACCGCCTAATACATCTTTGATTGTGTCAATGGTAGGGCGGCATAACTCTTGTAAATCCGTTTCAGTAAATGAGTAAGGATTGATAAACTGGTAATTCAATGTTCTAACGTTTTCAAGGGAGGCGGGGGTTATTTTCGGGCTTGAAAATTGATAGCCGTTTTTTTGACAATTAGAATAATAATCCTCCCATGATTTATAGCTATCCCATAATTTCACTTGTGAGGCGGTCAAAATAACCTCCGCATTTCTTACATCTCTTTTATCTCCCCATACATCGGTTATTTCGTATGTACCCGCTAT